ATGGTAAATGAAAAAGATGCCATTGAGATAATTTTATATGCCGAAGAAAGTGAGATTGCCATTTGGTTAGATGGCGGCTGGGGAGTTGATGCTCTATTAGGAGAGGAAACAAGGGTCCACAACGATATTGATTTGTTTGTGGAAAAAAGCAATAGCAAAAAATTTCTTGAAATAATAAAAGATGAAGGCTTTGCTGAAGTTATCGAAGCATATACCACTACAGATCACACGGTTTGGAAGGACGCTAAAGGCAGGATAATCGATCTTCATATATTTGAATTCGACGAACAGGGATACCTTGTTTTTGAAGGAGAAGCTTATTCTCCGGAAGTGTTTAGTGGTATCGGGAAAATAGGAGATAAAGAGGTAAAGTGTATAAATGCTAAGAATCAAGTTTTATTTCACTTGGGATATGAGCATGATGAAAATGATGTTCATGATGTAAGACTTTTGTGCGAGAGGTTTAATATTCCTATTCCGAATGAATATAAGTAAATGAGCAAATTTCAATTTGTCCTTGAACCTAAACACAAGAAAAAGTACGGTAGCCTATTTGAAATTACTTTCTACTATTTCCGAGGTTTTATGGTCAGGTTGGAAGTTTTGTCTTGCATGTGGTGGTAAATTACCGATTATAGATGATTATTTTGAAGGAGGAGAGATTATGAGTGATTATCCTAACTGCAAATCTTGCGGAGCGAAAATGACGGAGTATGATGGGTGTTCATGGTACACTTGTCCTGAATGTGGGCAAGCTATTCGAGACAATGAAAACGGGTCTTGGACATGGAGAGATGAAATCTTCGGTCGTGGATCTAAGCATCACAAATCAGATTTTGATCTTGCCGACTTCTGTCGAGGTGGGGAGTTATCTGAGGATTGATTAATCATTCGGAATAAAATCTGAAGAATAAACAACACCCTCCCGGCTGTGAATCATCACGAACAGGAGGGCATTTTACTGTAAATTTATTCATCAACATCCACCGTCACGCCGGACTTAAATTCCACGATGAATTTGTCTTCGTATATGGTGACCTTTTCAATCAACCGCCGGACAAGCTGCTCGTCGTATTCGGCGAGGGCGGTAGATTGCTTCTTTAGGAATGTGCTCATATCAGCAATCCGCTTTTTGAGTTCATCACGGTTAGCGCTTTCAAGAAGCAGCTTTTGCTTTCGGTCGCGCAGGTGATGAATCTCATCGCCAACTTTCTCATAATCCGCATTGGAAGTGGCCAGTTTCAAAAGCTCTGTTTGCAGCTCTTCCAACCGCTTATCGATATCCGCCAAAGCCTTGTCGCTTTCGCGATTTATGACGGTAGCGATGTTGTCCCGCAGAGTAGTGAGAAAACTGTCCTTTTCACAAAGCGTCTGATTAATGGCGGCGACAATCACCTGCTCAATTTGGCTCTCCGGCACCGTGCGGGCATCGCAGAAAAGTCCGGTATTTTCCAACCGGCTGGCACAGCGCCAGACGATGGATTTCTTCCCTCGGTTGTTCCAATGCACCCTGCGAAAAACCTCGCCGCATTTGGCACAGATAATTATCTGAGAAAAAGCGTGGTTGCTGCTGAAGGTCCTTTTCTTCCCACTCGGACTGGTGTGGACAATCCGGCGGCGGATAAGCTCCTCCTGCACCTGCATGAAAACTTCGCGCGGGATAATGGCTTCATGGCTGTTTTCTACATAGTACTGCGGAACAAGGCCGTTGTTCTTGACGCGCTTTTTTGTGAGAAAATCAACCGTGTAGGTTTTCTGCAAAAGGGCATCCCCAATATATTTTTCATTCCGTAGAATCTGATTGATGTTGCTGGTGTGCCACCTTTCCCTGCCGGCACCGTTTCGGATACCGTCCGCTTCCAGACCTCGGGCTATTTTCAGCATACTGGCGCCTTCAAGGTATTCCCGGTAGATGCGCTTTACGATTTCGGCTTCTTCCGGCACTATCACCAGACGCTTATTCTCATCCTTGGTATAACCGAGGAATCGAGCGCAGTTGACTTGAATTTCACCTTGCTGATAACGATACTGCAGACCCAGCTTTACGTTTTGGCTCAATGACTGGCTTTCCTGTTGGGCAAGGGATGCCATAATTGTGAGCAGAACTTCGCCCTTTGAATCCATGGTGTTGATGTTTTCTTTCTCAAAATAGACCGGGATGTTCTTATCCTTCAGCTGACGGATATATTTCAAGCAGTCCAGCGTATTTCGGGCAAATCGGCTAATGGACTTTGTGATAATCATATCGATATTGCCGGCCATACACTCGTCAATCATGCGGTTGAATTCTTCACGCTTCTTGGTGTTGGTGCCAGAGATGCCGTCATCCGCGTAAATTCCCGCCAGTACCCAGTTGGGGTGTCCCTGTATGTAGGCGGTGTAATGCTCAATCTGTGTTTCATAGCTAGTAGCCTGCTCCTCGCTGTCTGTGGAAACACGGCAGTAAGCAGCAACGCGTAGTTTCGGTTTTTCCTCGTCCTTGCTCTTGCGAGTATGCTTCCTGGCCGGAATAACTGTGACATTTTTACTGACTGCCATTCTTGTTCACCTCCATTTCAATTAAACTGTAGGCGTATTCCGCCTGCCCGAATGGGTCGTCGAGTTCCTCTGTACCTTCTTTCATGCGGAAGGTGGTAGGATAGACGACCTCCTTTACTTGTTTGGACTTTTTGGTACGGCCGAGTCTTTCCGCCCGCATAATTCGTTCCGCCTCGGCAGTGTTGAAAGTGTCTTTGTCAATAATCGGCGGATAAAACTCATCACCGAGGTATCGGGTATTTCGTAGCATCCTGCCGATACCTGAATGGAAAGCTTTAATACCTGCTTTCTTAGCTGCTGTTGCCAAGGAATCGCCGCTCAGGTAAGATTGGAACAATGTTTTTATCTGCTCTGCAGCCTCTTTATCAATTACGGCTTTTCCATTTTCAATCCGGTAGCCGAATGGTGTATGACTCATTTATCTCACCAGCCTTTCTTTAAGTGTGATTCCGCATTTTAATTCGAATCCAATTTCCGTTCGTGAATAAACAAGAACCCTTTCCACAAAACGGGCAAACAATTCACCGTCAAAGCCCTTCAACATCGATGCCTTGGCAGCATACTGCAGCAAAGCGCTGACTTCACTTAGGTTTTGGAAGTCATTATTCAAGAATCGCGTTATGGATTCTTTTTGGCGGCGCAGGCGTTCTGCCTCTTGCAACAATTCATTGTTGCTCTTATTGTAAACGGCAGGCTCAAGATATTTTTTGGTCATTAGCCCAACCAGTACATTTCGCTGTTCCACATTTTCTTCGAGTTTCTTGTCAATCGCCTGAATGCTTTCCAGAGTTTCATCTGAACTCATTCCACGCAGACTGACTAACAATGGTTTTAGAACAACCGCATGTCCGAAAATGAGCTTGTTCATCATGGTGACAAATGCGTATTCGAAATCGGACTCCGGCACATATTTCATAGAGCATTTCTTGATGTCTGCAATATGAGTGGAGCAGCACCAAGCGATTCGATGTCTTCCGCTTGAGTGACTTCTGCGTTTAAATTTGCCACCGCACTGGCCACAGATGATTTTGCCTGAAAAGGGATAACGGTTCTGATACTTTGTGTTTTGCTTTTCCAACCCCTTTTCCTTACCACGCTGTTCTATGATTGACTGTGCCGCTTCAAAATCATCATGGCTGATAATCGGCTCATGATGATTTTTTACAAGATATTGCTCTTTCTCACCATTATTATTGTGCCGATTAAAGCAGTCATCGGTATAGGTCTTTTGAAAAATGACATCACCTGTGTACTTTTCATTACTAACCATCCCGCGTATAGTCGTTGATGTCCAACGACCGCCTTTTTTGGTCGGTACCTTTCGTCTGTTCAACTCATTAGCAATTTTGTGGGTACCCTTGCCGGACAAAATCTCGGCAAAGATGAAGCGGACAATTTTAGCTTGAGACTTATTGATAACCATTTCTCCATCCACATTGTCGTAGCCGTAAGGCGGATAAGATATTTTATATGTACCATTTTGGAATCTGCGCTTAATCGACCATTTGTTGTTCTCGGAGATGGAGACCGATTCGCTTTCGGCCAGTCCAGACAGGATTGACAGCATGAGTTCGTTTTCCATTGACCCGGTGTTAATATTTTCTTTCTCAAAATAAATGAAAACATCAAGGTCAAGTAGCTTTCTGACCAGTTCAAGACAATCGGTTGTATTTCGAGCAAATCTGCTGATAGACTTCGTTACAATGAGGTCTATTTTTCTGTCTTCACAGTTTGCAATCATTCGAAGCAATTCAGGCCGCTTTTCCTTTTTTGTTCCGGAGATGCCCTCATCATAATAGAGCCCGGCGAACTCCCACTCAGGATTTGCATTGACGTAGGATTCATAATGCTTTATTTGAGCATCCAGACTTTCGAGTTGTTCATCGCTGTCGGTAGATACACGGCAGTAGGCCGCAACCCGCAACTTAGTCTGTTCGGTTAAATTGGTCGTGTTTTGAGCAATTTTCGTTACCTTTTTCAAATTCTCACCTCCTTAGTCAGTGTGACATATTACCTCTGAAACGAAGTTATATCAACGATTTCAAGGCATAATCTCGGCTAATAGCGGCGAGAAAGTTTTGCGATTTAATTCGGTTATCTTGTTGAATTCCGACAAGGTAATTAAATCTTTCTCAAGCATAGAAGTGAGTATTTGCTGCGCTCTCACATAATCAACTTCGCGCTGCATTTGCTCATGCGGAGTAGCGTTCACTTCACCATCGATTTTCAGCCCTTCGCCAATAGGGCAACGCATTAACTCAAGTTTCTGTTCATTGAACACGAGAAACCACCTCCTCGCTATACGGAGAAAAGTGGAGCGTTTTATACACCTATAAGTAAAAAAAGCCCGCAGAGTTTTTACGCTCCGCGGACTTGATAATAGTTATCACGAATATTTAATGAAAGCATCCTTAAATCCTGCCGCCTTAACCTTCTTGAGCATGGCGTCAGCATTTGCTTTGACAGAGTATGCACCGACTTGAACTCGGTACAGTTTCTTTGGATCGGTGGTGGTAGTCACTTCTGTTACCGATAGCAACTTTTTAACTTCGGCACGGAAAGTATCCATTGACTTCCCGTGTTTAGGAAACCAGTGCCCGGGGTCGGCATGGTTACTGGCGATACCACGCTTATGCCCTTCGTAATGCCCAATGATCACGCCATCTGCCATTGGATCGAGCTTGTACTCTTTGCAGAGATAGGCGCATAATTCAGCTGCTTCTTTATACACAGCATTGAAGTAAGCAGCATCAGTCAAGCCATCTTCACAAATTTCAAAACTGATATGAGTATCGTTGACTGAGCCTTTTGAACCGGAGCCGCCATGCCAGCCTCGGTGGTTCCAGGGCAGAGTCTGATAGGTTGCGATACTGCCATCCGCCAGCTTTCCGATGAAGGCGTGAACACAGACCTGCCGTCCGTCGGGTTTGTCCTGATTCCAGTGATTGTTGTATTGGTTCTTGCCCAGCAGGCCGTCGTCGGGACCCACGTAGCGTTTCAGGTTTGGGTTGTTTGCTCCCGTGGAATGCACCATAATACCTTTCGGTGTGATGGTTTTACCCGCTTTGTAGCAGGCGTTGTTGGTCAGAATGAGTTTATGCAGGTTCATTTATTTATCCTCCGATCTGCTGTGAAGCTGTACTAAAATATCTTTTAGTTTCGCCGGGATGGGCAGTCCGAGATGTCCAGCATTTTCAAGCATTGACACACCCTCATTGGATAGATAGAAGAAGATGACCGCAGTACGCAACACCCCGGCCTGCCCCAGTACTTGGACGTCAATAATGTTTCCGATACCAACCATCATAAAAATGAGCACCTTTTTAGAGATCCCCTTGAAGCCGACCTCGCTGGATAACCTATGGTCTACTATGGCGCACATCACACCAGTGATGTAGTCGATCACCACGAATGCTATGAGCGCATAGAGAAAGCCGTCTGCTCCTCCGAGAAACCAACCGATCCAGCCGCCTATAGCGGCGATCATTAGTTGAATCCATGTCCAGATTTCTTTCATGTTGTTTTTCCTCCTAATAAATAGTCACACCATTCAGATTTGGTTTTTTAGATGCTTTTCCGATCAAATCTGAAAGTCGTGCTTTGCCTTTCCGTCCGCCGCTGTCCACGGTAAACGCTGTATAAAAACCTCCCCTGCCGAAGTTGTGCGTCACATCAGTGACCGTACCGATGGTTTCAGTCTTTGCGCCACTGACGATGCGCACTTCATCGCCAATGGTGAGCTGGGGTGTGAAGATACCGACGAAGCTTTCCTGTCTGCCGGATACGGCGATAGCCTGTGCAAGTTCCTCGGCCATAGCCGTTATTTCGGTGAGAGTCGCGCCGTCAGCGGCTGTTACGTAGGTCGTTCGATGCGAAGGCTGAACCCACCACTTGTTCCTAGGAACCGTGGCATAAACCGTGCTCTCCGGATCTGCGCAGGTGACACAGACTTTGCTGACTGCTTCTGAATCGTCATACTCCACGCTGTAGCTCCAGCAGGTCTTGTCGCGCTCGAAGGTATACACAGCGGGCTGGTCGAAACGGGCATCGGTGACTGCAGCCACACCAATGACGCCGTTTGCCGTTTCATCGACTTTCCAGCCGTCAAGCAGAGAGATTACCCGCTTGATCCCGTCCAGTATGCTGACATCCGGTTCAAAGCGCAGTTTCCATGTCTTTGTGCTCTCTCCGACAAAAAAGTTCTCCACCTCGGCGAGGCGAAGAATCTCCTGCAGGTTCAGCTGTAGCGTTGTCTCTTCAAAGTTGTTGTCCTCGTTGAAGGTCTGTTCCTTCAGCAGCTTTCCGATTGCATTTCTGGCAGATACCAAAACCTTTTCATCCGGATACGATACCGAAGCACGGTCGATATAAAAGATGCCGAGCGGGATTTCTCCGCTGCTGCCGAGGGAAAAGTACAGTTCCATCTTGGTGCCCGGTGTCACGAAAGCCCGGTAGCGGTTGAGCAGTGCGCCCTTGATGTTAAGCAAGGTGCAGGACATCTGTGAGACCTCGCTGCCGATACTGAATTTAACCGAGCCATCAATAAAGGAATTCGTGATATCGGCCGGAAGCATATACATTACAAATCGATGGTCTCCTTCGGCACTCCAGAAGCCGTATGCCCCGTAATGAGCCACTTTCTTTATGCTTGGACATGACACCGATTCATCTGGTGATATCCTTCCGGTTTCCGTATAGGTAAGGTTATCGTACAAACCGAGAACCGGATCTGCTGTGCTGCCTGCCACAGTGCCGTCAGATGCGAGGTATATGAAACGGAGCAGGTTGTCCGAGGTGTGAATCACCTGGGGGGACAAACCTGCTCCGGTATCAAGGGTATATTCAAATGTCAATGTCATGGTATCACCCCCGCTGCAGCTGAACCGAGTAGGTGAAGCGCAGAAGATTGTTTGAGGTCTTGAACGGGTACTCAAGCGCAAAACTGGCCGTAATCGCTGCCCCTGCCGGAGACGGTGCTGTGAACTTTAATCCCGGCACGGTTTTACCTAAAAAGAAGGTTGAGCCATAACTTTGACCGTCCCTTGTCGGTAAGTTCTGGTAGTACAGATTGTAAGTCCAGTTGTAGCTGATACTACCGGATACGGTTGCTGTTTCCACCTGCTTTGTTCCCACATTGCCTGCGGCATCAACTGTCGATGTCGGGATAGCAGTCAGCCCGGTGCAGGTACCGTTTGCAATGCTGATGTTCATGGTGGGATCATTATCCGCAGCAACTTTAGCGGTCAGACGCACATATCTTCCGTTATCCGGACTTATTGTAAAAAAGTCGGTTATATCTGAGTTTTGTGCGAGAGCTGCATTTACCTTTGACGCAACAGTTGTAGCCGAATCTCCACTTGAAACCGGCACTGAAAGTGTAATTGGGGAATTAGCCATCCCGGCGGCCGTTACAACAACGGCTGCATTTCCCGCAGTTCCAATTGTTCCGGTCACATAGATGTTTTCCTGCTGCTTAACCGGGGCAACACCGGCTGTTGTATTGGTCGAGGTCGAAACGGTGGTCAGTCCCGCGCAAGTTCCGTTTGAAATTGCAATATTAAGGTTTGAAACATTTGCTGCCGGTGCTTTGGCGGTTAAGATCACATCCGCACCTGAAACAGATACATCATACACTGCGGTAATATTCGCATTGTTTTCAATGGCTGTTTTTATCTTGTCCGCTACAATGCTCGCCGTATCCGATGAGGCCACGGGTATCGAGAGAGTGATTGGAGAACCTGTTATGCTGCTTGATGTTATGACTACGGTGGCATTGCCTTCGCCGCTAAGGAACACTCTCCAATACCTCGCTGATATTTCTGTAAATTTCCATACCTGTCCTGTCCTTGAGAGCCCGGAGACATCCGTCCAATCAACGCCATTGCTTGAATATTGGATCTTAAGGGTATCGAGCCTTGCAGACGGAACCGTCAGGATATCAATTTTTAGTGTGTTGCAGGACTTCTCGGTTCCAAAGTCAATTATAATTGGATTTACATCGTTTACCGTACAGGAAGAGGGATACACAGACCTGTCATAACAGTTCCACCAAGCAAGCGGGTCGCGGTAGTCATAGCTGTTGCTTGGTGTTTTTGATGCTAAGTCACCGAAAGTCACTCCGGCATCCGTGCAACTCAGAGCCGCCGTATGGTAGTTTTCATACCAGTCACCGCAGTTGTTTTCATAATCCACTACAAAGTCCGTTCCTTCGGTCAGTTCCTCACCGTCTAAGTAGACCCTCGCCGTACCTGCCTGTATCAGCGGCGCTTTGATGTTGAATTCTTGTGTTTCCCCGTCGCCTTCACCAATAACTATTTGATTTACCTGGTATGGAGGAAAAACCTCGTGATTGGGGAAGGTAAATGCTCCGACCCCGGCTACACCGAGGTGTTTGACCAGACGATTGTTGCACTCGCTGTCAAGGAATGTGATGACAGGCAGGTCATACTGATAGGTCGTGATATTTCCTGTGCCGTTGCTGAAGGTGTAGCTTTTACTGCCGTGATACTTTGTGTTCATATCTGATGAATACTCCAACGGGTAGCGTGAAAAGCGGACGGTCCCATCCGTGCTGCCGGTGAGCAGCCATCTGACCAGATAATTGTTTTCCGGTTTGGGATAGATTCCGTTTGAGCCAAAGCCGGAAGGAGTGTAGGTAACATAGAAGGTAGCCGTAATATACACCACATCCGTGTCAGTTTTGACGATAGCAATCTGGTTTCCTTCAGAATCCTGCAGCATAGCATGGGACATGATGTAATAATAGCTTGAAAAGGTGCCGCTGTAATAACCTTCGAGCGCTACCTCGGTAATGGTGGAGCCGTTGCATTCGGTCGCTTCCAGCTTGATTTGCTTTGTCGTGTGCGAAGTCGGATATTCATAAACCGTTTCCAACGTTGTCACGGCTTTGCGTGTTAAATGCGAGAAAAGAGCTGTATCTGTAACAGCGGGTGTCCCGGTTCCGGTACCAACCGCGATATATCTGAACAGGTCAGCCGTTTTACTCAAAGGTGACCCGGTCAGCCTGCTGTTGAAATAGTAGTTGGTAATGACGTTGAAGCCGACTGCTGTCTGCTTGATTTTACCGCTTACGGCCTCGACCACCTTGACATCAAATCGGTTGTGAAGGACTGCTCGTTCTTGTATTTTCATGTTGAAAACCTCCTAAATCGGTAATGTGGAAACAGGCTGCAGGCTTACAGACGAAGCCACAACCGTAATGGCAGCCGTATGTGCAGGCTGGAAATACTCAGCGAAAACAGCCTCGTCAATCCAAACTCCCGCCGAAATCGTGGATATGGCTGCAGTCTCGTTTTCATAAGTGAAGTAGTCCATAGTTTCTGCGGCGGCTACAGCGCTCAGAGCGGGCAGAAACCATCTTTGCAAACCGAGCTTGTAATACCAGAGAGAACGGTATTCCGGCATTGTAATGGTTACTGCTACCGTCCTGCGGATATCGGAGCTCGTATATAGAACAAGTACCTGCTCCTCGCTGTCATAGGAAGCGGAGGCAACAGTCACCCCGGAAACGGAGAGGGCGCATTTCACCGGGAATCCCTCATCGATACTTCCGTTCAAAGGCTTTGTGAGATGTATTTTAAAGCCATAGCATACAAAGCCCGTCTCGCGGTTCAGTTTTTCCACCGAGGCCACAGAGATTTCCTCGGTGTCCGGCTCGTCCAGCAGAACATAGGGATAGGCGACATTCCCAGACGCGTACTCCTTGTTCAGCGTGTCCAGTTCGGTTATATCGGAAATCCACATCCTTACATTAGAGGCGTTGATATGGACTGTTTCCGGACGGACACTCATTCCGGCATAATTCCGATGCGTCAGCGCAAGAAGCATCCGCCCGCTGTTCTGCGTAAGGAATCCTATACGAAAATCGTTAGTGCGGATAACCGACAGGGTCGTGTTGCCCGTACCAAGCGCAGAAACTTCATGTTCTGCTTCCCAGACATAGCTTCCATTGTCCTGACAGCAGAGCGCACGGTAATATACAGAGCCGCTCTTTAGGTAGCCGATAATCAAGCCCTGATCGAGGTCCTGTTCAACACTGGACTGCCAGCCTTTGCAGGCGGATATTTGGGTAACATCTGTGGCAAGCAGAGTGGCATTATCATTGTTATGCCAGACCTGAACATAAAGATTGCCGTTCCGAACATAAAAGATATACGGGTATTCCTCGGTTTGAAGATAATACCACTCCTTTGCGGCATTCATTTTCCATACGCCGTTAAATTCAATTGCCACGTCGGTTGCTGCACCGAGCGTCCATTGATACTCCCACGGATACTCCAACCCAGCCGGAAACTTCCGTTTATATATCTTTGCGATACCGTCGTCCAAACAGATGGCATAGGCAAGAGATAAATCGGATTCACCGGCGGTCTGGCGCACAGCCACATCGCCGAAAGCGGGAGCAATATCTTCGTGAATTGGTTCGGAGAGCAGCGAATTGACGGAGGTCTGCGTGGCTACCACACGGAGCTTAGCCATACTGTCCGTGTTTTCTACCTTAAAACGGTTAGCAAGTTTTTCTTTCAGCGCCGCCGGTATGCTTCTCATGGATCGCTCACCTCGCTTACCGCCGCCAGGGTGGCCTTTACCTTGTACCAACCTGCCGCCTGATAATCAAACTCTCCGAGTTCAATGATTCTTCCGTTGAAAACACCCTGTTTTACCGAGCATTCAAGCATTGGAACGCTATCCTCGGCTTCCATCAGCGCGGCTTTACCAGCTTCATTCACATAGAGAGTCAGATTATAATGTACTGTCGGCGAACCGAAACGGGTAAGATACTCCGTCCCGTCAAGGGCAGTCTGCACTGTGCGGATGACTTCCTGCGTTTTTCGAAGGCTAACAAAACGCGTGATGATTTCATTTGTTTCTGTATTTTTCAAATAACTCATACGCGCACCTCCTGTCTGAGCCTATCGACGATGATGTCTATAACCGAGGTCATTTCACCGGTGGAATTTACACCTTCCACCCGAATCACACCTGTATGCTCAACGGTTCTCCTCACATCAAGCGAGGTGTCGTTCATTACTTTATGAATCCCGGTTTTCATATCAAGGTCAAAGTCGGTGGGGATCGCACCGGCAATATCTTTTTCAACACCCCTCATGGCATCTGTAAAACCCATACCGATGCCGAGGCCCATGTTTTCACCGATACCGGCAAATACAGTTGAGGGAGAGTGGATGCCCAGCAGGCTTTTCGCGCCGTCTACAATGCCGGAGAAAAACCCGGAGACTTTGTCCGCTATCCAGGAACCGAGGGATTTGATACCTTCCCATAGTCCCGTTACGATGTTCCTGCCGATTTCAAACACAGCGCCGACCGCCTTGCCGAGGCCGGTCACGATAGCCGCGACGATTTCCGGAAGTCTCGCCACAAGCTGCGGTATGGCTTTAATCAGTCCGAACGCAAGCTGAACGGTGAGTTCGATGCCCATTTCGAGGATTAAAGGAAGATTATCCGTGATGAAATCAATAATTGTCATAATGATTTCGGGCAGAGCGTCAATCAGTTCCGGCAGAGCGTTCAGCAAACCTTCCGCAAGCCCCTGTATAATGGCAAAGGCCGCTTCAAGGATCTGATCCATGCTGTCCAAAAGACCCTGAACGATGGTGATAATCGCCTCAACCGCCGCAGGAATCAATTCCGGCAAAGCGGAACCAAGCCCCATCACAAGGGCGGTAATCAGCTGTACAGCAGCATCAATGAGCAAGGGCAGATTATCAATCAAAGCGCCTACGATAGTGAGCACCGCATCAACGGCTGCAGGGATGAGTTCAGGCAAAAGACTGAGCAGTGTTTCAAGCACCTGCGTAAACAGGTCGACCACGGTGGAGAGGAGCGTCGGCAGCAAGTCCCCAATTGCCCTGAGTATACCGTCGAGGGCAGGCGGCAGAGCCTTGACGATATTCTCAATGACAGGCACCACGTTATCCACCACATGACCGAATGCCTCGACAACATTACCGATCAACATTTCAATGTCAGCATCAGCGTTGCCGAGTCCGGCCATCAGATTATCTATAGCCGACTGCATACCGGCCATTGACCCGCTTATGGTTTCAGTGGCTTCCTTCGCTGTCGTCCCGGTGATGCCCATTTCTGTCTGAATGACATGGATAGCTTCAGTCAGATCCGAGAAGGATGACAGGTCATATTTGATGCCGGAGATTTTCTCGGCATCAGCCAAGAGTCGCTCCATTTCAGATTTTGTGCCGCCATATCCCAACTTCAGATTGTCGAGCATCGTATAGTTTTGCTTGGCAAAACCCTGATAGGCCGTTTGAATGGCGGACAGATCCGTACCCATTTTATTGGCATTGTCCGCCATATCTGTGATGGCCATATCAGCAACTTCAGCAGCTTTTGCTGTGTCGCCGCCGAGTGATTGGATCAGGCTTGCGGAGAAACCCGTGACCGTTTCCATATACTCGTTTGCCGACATTCCGGCTGTTTTAAAGGCATTAGCGGCGTAGTTCTGCACTGTCTGTGACGCATCACCAAAGAGGGTGTCTACACCGCCGACCAGCTGCTCAAAGTCAGCGTATGCCGAAATAACTTCTTTGCCGAGTTTAAGCGCGGCTGCTCCGGCGGCAAGAGCGACAGCACCCATTGCCGCACCGACACCTTTTAATACGCTGCCCAGCTTTTCAAATTTACCGCCGGAACTTTCAGCTTCATCTCCAGTCTCTTTCAGTTCGTCGCCAAGGTCATCAGCGGCATCTGCCGAATTGTCCAGTTCGCGCTCCATACCATTAAGTTCGGCTTTGGCATTGTTTAGTTGTATAGCCCAGTTCTGAGTACGGCGGTCATTTTCGCCGAAGCTGTCGGCGGCATTCTTCAAGGCGGATTCGAGGGTGGAGATTTTGTCTTTCTGAGCATCGATTGCCTTGTTCAGAACCTCATTCCGTGCTGCAACCGCCGCTACAGACTTATCCTGCTTGTCAAATTCGGAGGAGACGAGCTTCATCTCACTGCCAAGAACCTTGAAAGTCTGGTTGATATCAGAGAGCGCTTTTTTGAACTCCTTTTCACCCTCGACTCCGATTTTCAAGCCGAAATTATCTGCCATGTCTCACCACCTCCTTAGATACCGCCCGGTATGATTTCATCGATGTAATACTCGCGTTTCGGCTTCGACAAACCGTTAAACTGTTTATATATCTCCCACTGGTCGAGCAGATGGCCGATAGGCATCAGCCAGACCTCCTGCTCGGTGCGTTGGAGCAGAGACACACCGTAAAAAATCAGTCGGGCAAACGATTCTTCATCGCTTACCCGACCTTCGCGTTTTTTGAGGTGTTACCTCCAGAGGGTTCTTCCTCGCTTTCAATATGACGTTTGGTTCCTTTATACATGGCATCCATGATGGCATTCTTGTATTCACCCAACTCAAGCGGAGAAGTGAGCAGCTCCACAGCCTCCTCGGTCAGCAGTTCTTGCTTTTCGGCAGGGTTCTGAAGGTTGTGAATCAGTACCGACTGATTGGCAAGCAGTGTGATGAGCCAAACGATCTCATCAAGCGCCATCTCGAAGTTTTCTGACTTCATGAGTTTTTCGCCGAGATTGGAAAGTCCTCCGTATCTCCTGGCGATCTCTTTTGTAGCCTTTGTGGTAAGGATCATCTCATACTCTTTACCGCCAATGTTGATCATTGCACTTCTGTCATCAGCCATTAGTCAACACCTCCACCAGCAGGAGTAAAGACCGGTTCATAGACAGATGTGTACCAGCCGGTAATTACGGAAGCAGGGACGCTCGTATCATCCTCATTGACCTCGGCTTTCCACGGATGCTTACCGTTTCCGTCGGTCTTATTGCGGCGGAACACCGTGCCCTCAATGGTCGGTGTAGAAAAGGTGATGCTGTCGCCCTTGGTGGCGAGGTTGGTCGCCGGAATGCCGAATTTCACCCTATAGAGCCAGAAGTATCTGTAATTTCCGTTTGCCTTTTTTGCACGGAAGCCTACGGCTACAGGAGCGCCGCCATCCTCACTTCCGGAAATAACGACGTGATTGTCGTCAAGCTTTGCACCCGTCAGATCCTCAGCGGCCGTCACACCGATATCATCGATTCCGAGGGAGAGTTTACCGCTCTTGAATTCCTTCACAACCTCAGCAGGCCCGTCGTCAGCATAAAGCGTAGCTTCAGCAAGCTCGACGGACAGATCCGCTTTCATTGCTTTTGCAAGCGGGATGGGAGTACCGTAGGTTTCGGTACCGTCTGCAGCCTCTGTGATTTTTGCGTAATAGAGCTTATCAAGCCCGATAGTAGCCATTTGTTATTCCTCCAGTTCGTAGTATTTCGCCACATCGATGGCGTAGTGGTGATAGCCGGTATCATCCTCGTGTCCGATATACCGGCGGTCGGTAATAACAAAATCAGCCTGGAGGAGCATCCTCACAAGCTGATTCTTTCTCTGTAAATAGTTGTTTTTACTGAACAGCGAGATCCTGACTTCGTTTATATCCGCAAGAGGTTTATTGTCTCCGTAAACGGCAAAGGTGTCAGTAAGCGGGGTCAGCACCATGTATTCATCAGGTGGCACTCCGCTGAAGACGCCTGTTTCGACAGGGATATTTGCGGTTTCAAACAGTGTGTTCAGTTCAGATAATATGCTCATAGCTTCTCAATCTCACTTTCCAGCTTATTGGTCATAGCCCCAATACAAGCGTCTTTGGATCTGCTTTTGGCAGGTTTCAGAAAAGGCTTCGGAGGCTGACCGTGCCTTCCGTATTCGAGGATGTTGGCAAGTTTGGCATTGCTGCCGCCGTCAGAGCGCGGCTCTGCAAAGCCTATTTTCACGTTGAAATTACCATCTCTGTCCTGCTTCGCCGGAGATACACCAAGCGCAGATTCAAGTTCTCCGGTGGAGCGGCTTTTAACCTTTGTGTTTTTACCGACCACAGAAGAAAGATTGCTTTTTACCTTGTCGTATACGACTTCGGCACCGGCTTCAAGAACCTTCGGTATGATCTCATCGGTCTTTTCAGCCAACCTTGACACTTTGAGCAGGAATTCCTCCGGCATCTTGAAATCGACCTTAGCCATCAGCGCTCACCGCCAATACTTCAAGATACATTCCTCGGCCCTTTACATTTTCAACCGAGCATATGTTGTAGCGTTTGCCCTCGCAGACGATAACATGGCGGTTGTGAAGAGCAAGTCCAGGAATAGTGCGGAGACGGAACAAGGCATTCACTTCATCTGACTGTGCCATGTTACGCCACTTTTCCGTAGAGTTTTTCTGCTCAAAATACGCCCTGACTGACGCAAGAACAGTATCGCCGTGGTTGACAAAACCGTCAGCATCCTTCGTGGGTTCGGTTGAGATAATATCGATGAATGTGTTCATTTTTCCAAAACTCATGCTCACACCTTCCAATCCCGGTCAAGTTTAAGAAGAAGGTTGACCGTATTCCATACCTGCTGTCCGGCCTGAACGTTGTCGGCAAAAAAGCCGCCGGTGCTGCCGTCCCGGCTCTCATAAAAATGGGACGACAGCATAATGACAGCCTGTTCTGTGGTAGGCGGCATAGGATGGTCCTTGTAGAATTTCTCCGGAAGGTGCTGATAACTTTCGGCATAGGATACAGCGGCGGTGATGTACATCTGCAGGAGTTCATCGTCGGCCGTATGCTCAAGAATAAGATTTGCCTTTACTTTTTCAATCAGCGTCATACCGCCATCGTCCTTTCTTTATTCTTCGGTTTCCGGTTCTGCGATGACAACAGTGAATGTGGCTTCGGGATAACCGGATGCCCAGAGCGTGAACGACTTCGGCTGATTTACGATTTCGTCGCACTTCAGCCACATCACAATATCTCCGGCCTGTCCGCCGACAGCAGCAGCTTCAGCTGCATCGGCTGAGGTCAGCTGACTACCGTTATACTTAACTGCCGTGATGGCAGGAAGTCCTGTGGTTATGAGGATGGCAACCCATTTGTGGGTTCCTTGTGCGGGGGTCGAGCTTTCATATGCAATTAGCCCGTCAACTGGAACAGTGACTGTAATGACATTGTCCTCGATAGTGATGGATTCGACTTTGTCTTGATTGGCTGTCATATCTTCGCTCAGAGCAGTGGTGACATTAGCAACTGAGACATTCCATGTATCGGGTTTCATCAGTCCTGTGTCCTTCAGTTTCAAAAGCAGCGCGTTGAGGTCGTCCTTGAGTCCGGCAACATTTGTAGCAGTACTTGCTGCTTGATTCGGTGCAGAAGAAAGCCCCGTTACCGAGGCTCCCTCCTTAATTTCAAGCGTTCCGCCGATTACGGTTTTCTCGCCGCCCTGTTCGGTGTAGTTTTTCGTGTTATAGCTCATACCGCACCTCCGTTAAGCCTTCTGCTGGAGCACCTTGACAGCCTCCGGCAGAATGAGTTTGCCGTCAACACGCTGGGTGGCAACAAAGCCTACCTGACCGGTTGCAGCGTAGAGCTCATTGAGTCTCTTGAACACACGTCCCTGGCGGTCGGCTACCCAGTAATAACTGAAATCGCCGAACACGATGCTTTTTGCGCCTGCGGCAATTGCGGGTACATATGCCGAGGTATACAGCGGACGGTTCAAAATGGTGTCAGGAGTACCTGCCTGCAGAGAGGGCTGCCAGAGATACTGACCGTTGCCGTCTTTCAGCTTGCGGATCGCCTTTACGGTGGCATCGTTCATGACGAACACCGCTTTGTTTCTATAAGGTGCTTTCAGCGAATAGAACAGGTCAAGCACCTCTTCAATAGTGATAGCCGCAGCGCCCGCTGTGGTCACACCGACTTGAGCACCGCCGGTTGCTGCGAGGATGCCGGTCGGTTTACCGGAGCCGTCACCTGTGAAAAAGGCTTCTTCTTCCTTGCTGCCGATACGCCTTGCGAACTCCCTCGAAATATAGGATTCAAGCGGAAATACACTGTCGTTCAGCAGTTCCTCGGAAACTTTGATCATTGTTCCAAGCTTGTAAGCGCCGATGGAAACCTGACCGAAACTGTCGTCACTATCGAGGATAGTGCCTTCCTCATCGATCCAGGAGGCTGTACCCTTTGAAGCTACGACCGGAATCTTACGATCCCCTGAGGAAGTGGTAATGACCTTTGCCAGTCTACGGAAAATGTTCTCTTCATCAAGAGCCTCTACAAGTGTGCGTTCGAACTCGTCAGGGACAAGGTATCCGCCTTCAGAATCGGTGCCGATCTGCAGAGCATTTTTCACGATAGGATCAAGACCCTCACCGGCGCGGGTACGCATTGCATTCCAGAATGCTTTTCTGTACTCATCAGATGCTCTGCCTGTTTTGGTTTCCATACCGGGAACGGCAGGCTTGCCTGTGAGGGGTGTGTTCAGCGGCTTTGAAAGCTCACGGTCAAGAGCTTCCTGCTTCTCAAGACGGTCAATTTCTTTTCCGAGAGCGACTACGTCGGCTTCCATTTTCTCGTAGGTTGCGGTGTCTTCGGCGGAAACCAGGCCGTCAGTACCGCGCTTGGTATCGAGGAAAGCCTTTGCGGCTTCCCATGCCTTGGCGCGCTTTTCGCGCAGTTCAAGAATTTTGTTCATGATGTTACCTCCATAAAATTTAGTGAGAAATCAAAGAGAGCCGCTTTTCAAGCGACTCAACGGGTGTTCCTTTGTTCTGTTTGGGTATCTTGGGTTTGACCTTGTTAAGCAGCGAGTTTGTTACTGCTCTGCGGCTGAAAGCATAGGTGATGTCGTCCGGTTGAATCCGCTTTTTCTCATCCTCCAGAATGCCATCAGCAAAACCTAATTCAATAGCTTTGTTTGCGTTGAGCCAGGTTTCTGCGTCCATGAGGTGGGAGAGCTTGGCACGGGACTGTCCGGTTTTAATTTCGTAGGCATTGATGATGCTTTCCTTGACCTCGTCCAGCATAGCGATGGCTTTCTGCATTTCCTCGCTGTCACCGATTGCGATAGTCAGCGGGTTATGCACCATCATGAGCGCCGTCGGTGCCATCAATACCTCGGTTCCCGCCATTGCGATAACGCTTGCTGCCGAAGCCGCAATGCCGTCAATTTTTACGGTGACCTTGCCTTTGTAATCCATGAGCATGGCATAGATCTGACTCGCCGCGATACAGTCGCCGCCGGGCGAGTTGATCCAAATAACAATGTCACCCTCTCCGGAATTCAAATCAGCTTTGAATGCTTTAGGGGTGACATCGTCGTCGAACCATGACTCTTCGGCAATTGTGCCGTCCAGATAGAGTGTTCTGACACCGGAATCTTCATCCCGCGCCCAGTTCCAGAATTTCTTCATTTGCTTGTTTCCTCCGTTCCTTTTGTATTTGCGAACGCACCCGCGTCCTGTAATTTGGTCATTGCGCCGTTGATGAGGTAGAGATCGCCGCCGAGTTCCGCAGGGATACGGTCGAGGTTTTCAAGCTCACGGATATCGTTCGCGCTCATCCATCCATTCTGTCTTGCGGTCGCATAACCGCTCATGCGGCTTTCGTAATCTCCGCGCAGAAGTCCGTCTACGTTGAACTTGATAAATACTGTCGGTTTTTCGCTGTCGGAAAGCAGGGCGCGGCACATGGACTGCTCCCAGCGCACCACCCACGGGTCGAGCGTGTATTTCACAAACTCAAGGCTCTGCTGCTCGATGTTGCTGAAGGATGATTTTTCAAGGTCAGCGAGCATATGCGGAGGCACTCTGAAAATACGGGCAATCTCATTGATCTGAAACTTCCGTGTTTCCAAAAACTGCGCCTGTTCCGGTGAAATCCCTATGGGCTGATACTTCATGCCTTCCTCGAGAACGGCCACCCTGTGTGAGTTGGCTGAACCTTGGTAGGCGGCATTCCAGGATTCCTTGACCTTCTGTGGATCCTTAATCGTACCGGGATGTTCAAGCACACCGCCCGGCGCGGCACCGTTTGCGAAAAACTTCGCTCCGTATTCTTCTGTGGCGATGGCGAGGCCTACCGCGTTCTTTGCCATTGCAATGGGCGAATAGCCAACCAGACCGTCAAAGCCCAAGCCCGGAATATGCAGGACATCGGCAGGGGCAAGATAGACCTGGTTGTCTTTGCCGAGTGAAGGTACATCCTCCGAGCTGCGCTGATATAAATAGAAAAGCCGGCCGTTAGCATCACGGTCGACTGTCATCTTGTTTGGCATCAGCGGATAGAGGGAAATGACCTCGCCTTTAGCATTGCGTATAATCTGCGCATAGGCATTGCCCCATAATAAAAGATGACTCATCAGAGTTTCTCGGAACGCAAATGAAGTCATCTCCGGGTTCGGCTCGTCGTGGAGCAGCTTATATAACGGGTGTTTCAGATATTTCTCTTTGCCGCCGCTGTCGTTGTACTTATATACATGTAGCGGCAGACCCGCCAGCGTTTCGGACAATATCCTCACACAGGAATAGACCGCAGTCATCTGCATGGCAGTATGTTCGTTGACCGGCTTCCCTGAGCTTGTGCTCCCAAAGAAGAAGTCGTAGCGCCCGCCGCCAAGGGCATCCTTAGGCTTGTCACGTGCTTTGAATATTCCTTCGAACAGTCTCATGAACATCACTCTCCTTTAAAAATGGGCATGACTAAAGCACCTCATGCGAGATGCTTTAGTCATTATGAAGTTCGAGTCATACTATTATGTTGTTTGTTTCCGTAATCCGTGGTCTTTGCGGACTCCTTTTGGAAACTCTATGTTGGCAAATGGAAAGGGGTGAATAGGGTCGCGTAGAATCTTCCTGCTTTCACAAGATACTCGCTTAACAAAATAATCCAAAAACACAGATTCAAGATCGTGTGCCGTACTGCCTTCTGAAGTAGTCCAATAAATGTTCAGCTCTGTCAAGTTGTTTAGTGTTTTTAGCCAATGACCGCCTCTGTGAGGACCAGGACTCCCAAGAGTTGTCGTATAATACTGGTTTACTCTCTGTTGCAGCGATGTTCCTGCCTTGCCAATGTATAATACTGTTTCATCGGGCAGCCAAAAGTCCTTCAGCCTTTTTGTTAAAGTGTTCACCGTTGGCAAGGTGCGGTCGAGTGTCATATAGGGAACTCGATTAACCCATTCCTCGACTAACCCTTCTGAAATGGGAGCCTCATTATAACAAAGCATTTTATCGGCTTGATTAGTCAAAGCGACCACATAGACCCCAGGCTGCACACAGTCTAATTGATGCCCCCACTTTATTTGTCCCAAAATTTCTTTGCCATTCTCTTGGAATAGTCGTTCAACAACAGTAGGCATATGATGCCCTCCAGATACCGTTAATTACAACTAAAGTATATAACTTCGGCAAAAATGATGTCAACAATTATAGGATTCACTTGCTATGGTCTTAGACAAAAAGAAGTCCGCGCGAGTCATACACGCTTTCGCTCGTATCGTTTCCGCACCGTATTGCGCGGTCAAGTGCCATGATCGTAGCAACAACCCCGTCTATTTTTTCTGTGGATTTTTCCTTGGTGGCTTTGATGTTTCCTGCATCATCTGAGCGAATACACACATTGTCCATCATCCAGCGCAGCACCGGGTGGCCGCCGTGGGCAAGTTTCTGCTCCAGAGTTAGTTTCATGAGTTCTTTTGTGGGTGGACTCATGTCCTTAAATCCCTGCCCGAACGGAACGACCGTGAAGCCCATGCCCTCGAGGTTCTGCACCATCTGAACGGCGCCCCAGCGGTCAAAGGCGATTTCGCGGATGTTGTATTTCTCGCCGAGCCGTTCAATGAACTTTTCAATGTATCCGTAATGAACGACATTGCCCTCAGTGGTTTTTAGGAAACCTTGCTTCTGCCATAGATCATAATTCACATGATCACGCCGAACTCGCAGGTCAATGTTGTCTTCTGGTATCCAGAAAAACGGTAAAATAATGTATTTATCATTCTCGTCCAATGGCGGGAAGACCAGCACAAAAGCTGTGATGTCAGTGGATGAGGAGAGGTCAAGCCCGCCATAGCAGACGCGGCCACGTAAGGCTTCCGGGTCGACGCTGAAAGCGCAGGCGTCCCATTTATCCATCGGCATCCAGCGTACGACCTGTTTGACCCACTGGTTCAGACGAAGCTGGCGAAAGCTGTTCTCCTCGGCGGGGTTCTGTTTTGCACTCTCACAGGCAGCTTTTACCTTGTCTATTCCTATTGTGATACCAAGGGAAGGGTTTGCTTTTTTCCATACCTTTGGGTCCGTCCAGTCGTCTGTTTCCGAAGCTCCAAATATTACAGGATAAAACGTCGGATCCGTCTTGCGGCCCGAAAGTATATCCAGTGCTTTTTGATGCACCTCATAGCAGATGGAGTTCGTATTGTCGCCGGCTGTTGTGATTAAGAAATACAGCGGCTGCATTCGGGCGTCACCGCTGCCTTTGGTCATCACATCGTAGAGCTTTCTATTTGGCTGCGTGTGCAGTTCATCGAAAATAACACCATGTGTATTGAAACCGTGTTTGTTTGCTACGTCCGCTGAGAGTACCTGATAAGTACTCTCCGTAGGCATAAATACAAGGGTCTTTGTTGATTCAGTAATCTTAACTCTCTTGGATAGTGCCGGAGACTTGCGTACCATAGCAACGGCTACTTCAAACACAATTTTTGCTTGGTTCTTATCCGAAGCACAGCTATATACCTTAGCGCGCTGTTCGCCATCGCCACAAGTCAACAAAAGTGCAACTGCCGCGGCAAGCTCTGACTTTCCATTCTTTTTTGGTATTTCGATATATGCTGTATTAAACTGACGGTAGCCATTTGGCTTCAGAACACCAAACACATCTCGTATGATTTGTTCCTGCCAATCTATAAGTTCAAAAGGCCGACCGTCCCATATGCCGCTGGTATGACGTAAGGCCTGAATGAAAGCGACAGCATAGTCGGCGGCTTCCTTGCAGTAAACGGAATCCTTCATCATAAAACGAGTTGGTGTGTATTTCTTTAGTTTTCGTATATCAGCCGCCTCCTTTCAAAATGGCATAAAAAATGACCTGCCACAGGCAAGCCTTCTAAAAATGTCTGCACGAGAGACAGCCCCTTTCGGGGTGTTCTCGGCTGTTTTCGATTTTAGGTTAGGGTTTTTCCGTTAGTTCGCCATCCACTAAAATATATCGGTGTTCGCATCCCTGCGCGTCCTTGGCAATAATCCGCAACTCTCCGTTTTCAAAAGCGTTGTAAACCTTCACGAAAGTGTATCCGTCGCCAAGCTGCTCGTCGATGAGTTTTCGGTAGTCCATGCTTTTCTCCTTTCTTTTAATGTTTGGCTTAATCGAGGTTCACAAGACCGTTTTTGTGCTGCGAGACCTCGGCGGGATTAATATCGACCGGCTCGCACATGGCTGCGCTTGCAAGCCATTTGGTGCCGTCGTTCCAAAGCGGGCGGAGTATTGGGTCGCCCGTGACTTCATGGAAACCGACGATCTTGGCGAGAATGCCGTGGTTGCGAACCGTCTGGTTCAGATGAAGTTGGTTTGTCATGTTGATGTCCTCCTTATAGTGTGTTTTCCCTTGCGGTAGGTTACATATAGCCATAGAAAACACAGCATAGCAAGGCAATTACACGATATAAATCGGCATATACTACACAATCTTTGTTGCTCGTAAAACTACTGTAATTGTGTATTTTTCAATTAAATTTTCCGGCATATATCCTCGCCATATACGATATGAAGCGTGCTGCCGTTGTCCCATGAAACCATTATGCTTCCAATGTCATCCACGCCCGTGACCGTTCCTTTAGTACCAATAGGAGGAGCTTGTATGTCATCCATTTTTATCAGTTCCACACGGCACCCGACGGGATATTGAGCGCGGATACGTTCGACGGTTTCTCTTGAAGGAAATCTATTGCTCATCACCTGTACCACCTTTCGGAGTTTTGAATGCGCTGCTGCCGGGGAGGTTTTTCAGCAGGATTTTTCTGCTAACCTTGTATTCGTCACCAATAAAGCCGAGAGAGAGCAGCCAGCAGCGCATGGCGTACTTTGGATTATCAACCTCACGTTCTTTGGCACTGACTCGCTGCTTTTCTTTTGCCGTTTCACAGAGCTTCGATATTAGTGTGGTATAAGCGTGAACCGAATCGCTGTCTAAGTTTCTTTTGAACCATGGGAATCGGAGAGTCTTTTTTGTCTGCTGAATGGGCAAATCTGGGGTACCTAATGCTGCTTTGAGTAGTGATTCCTTTGCGGTGACCAGTTTAGCAAGGTTATCAAGCTTTTCAGGAGTGAACCCTGTCAGCGGCATCTCAATAACAAGCTCGTCGCCATCATTAGTGTCACTGCCGTCCTTTTCTGCTTCAAAGCCCAATTCACGCAGCCGCTCTATGAGGTTTTCGATTTCCACGCTATCACTACGGTTATCAAAGACAACGATGCCGTTTTTTTCAACAGTGAAATAATCAATCTCGTAAGCGAAGCTCGGTGCACCCAAATATTTGGGTTTAGCTTCCAAAATGTCGCCCATTGCCCGAACGAGACGCTTGCGCTCATCGCCAGTGACGTTATACCTGATTACAAATGTGCTTTGTTCCATTCCATTTACCACCTTTCTGCGTTCTACGTAGGTCATATAGAGCCATAAAATCTGTAGAATAGCAAGCGTTATTCTACAGACTTTTTGACATCTATATATGCAGTTTTTTGTGTATCGCGCATAAGGAAAACGTCGGTATCTGAGCCTTTTTGCTCTATGTACCGTTTCACGATAACATCGGCATAGCGCTCATCCAACTCAATCGTATAGCAAATGCGTCCTGTCTGTTCGCAGGCAATGAGAGTACTGCCGCTGCCCCCGAATGAGTCAAGCACAATGTTGTTTGTCAGCGAGCTGTTCATAATCGGATATGCGCACAGTGCCACAGGTTTCATTGTAGGATGATGTTTGCTCTTGGTTGGCCGGTCAAAATTCCATGTCGTGCGCTGTTTACGGTCGGCGTACCAGTTGTGACTGGCTGTTGGCTTCCAGCCTACTAGAATAGGTTCATGGTTGTATTGATAATCGCATCGCCCCAAGACCGGTGTATTCTTTATCCATATACAGGTCTGATGACAGAAGAAGCCTGCTTCTGTAAATGCTGTCCTGAAATTGACTGTCTCACGATCAGCGTGGAAAACATAAATGCCGCCACCGTCTACCAACGCATCATACATGCACCGGTATGCCGAAAGCAGGAATGCGTGGAACTTGGTACTTTCCATATTGTCATTTTTAAGTTTTCCCGCAGTGCCTTTATAGTCCACATTGTATGGTGGATCTGTGATCACGAGATTTGCTTGCTGTCCGTCCATGAGCTTTTTATATGTTTCAGCTTTCGTAGCATCGCCGCAGATAAGACGGTGCCGTCCAAGCAGCCAGATGTCTCCCTGCTTGGAAACTGGTGTTTCAGGTAATGGCTCGTCAAAATCGTCCTCTTTTATTCCTCCGACTATACTATCCCTGAACAACGCATCCATCTCTGCAGCATCGAAACCCGTAAGAGATACATCAAAGCCACTTGCACCGATATCCTTTAAAAGGTCGGTCAAAAGCGGGATATCGAACTCGCCAGATATCTTGTTGAGCGCCACATTTAAGGCTTTTTCCTGTTGCTCGTCGATATCCAGTACAACGCAGTCCACATCGGTATATCCGAGCGCCACCAGTACCTTGTAGCGCTGATGTCCGCCGACAATATTGCCCGTGCGCTTGTTCCAGACGATAGGCTCAACATAACCGAATTCCTCAATGGAGCGGCGCAGCTTTTCATATTCAGCATCACCGGGTTTAAGGTCTTTTCGCGGATTGTATGCTGAAGGGTTTAACTTCTCAATTGATAATTTCTGTATATCCATATCATACCTCCAGCTTTACAGCAGTCCCACCGGTGAATGTTTCCCAGCGCTTTACGATGAGATCACAGTAGACCGGCGAAATCTCCATCGCATAGCACCTGCGTTCGGTCTGTTCACAGGCGATGAGCGTCGTTCCACAGCCCGCGAAAGGTTCAAGTATCACACCGCCACGGTCAGAATGCATTTTAATGCATCGCCACGGCAACTCGACAGGAAACATAGCAGGGTGATCTTTATTGGCTCGCACAGTAGATATTTCCCAAATACCGGCATAGCCCCATTTTTTACGTTCATCCTTGGTAAGACGCTTCACAAACTTATATGAATGACCGGCGAATGCCGAAACCCATGCAAATTCTTGGTCGTTGTATTCATCAGTTTCCTGCGCAGCCAGCGCCGTGATATATTCGTACTGCTGCACCGGTTTATTTGTCACAAGGTGATAGGGTGAATTACCGAAATTCATGCCTTGCTTTTTCCATATGCGAATCCAGATAGGACGAAAGCCATTGTCAGCAAATAGCCCAATGCTATACATTTCGGTTGGTTCAATAAACTGGGTGCCTGTGGCATATAGGTCTCCGATGTTCCAACAGACAATGTCTGCGTTTTTACAGATGTTCTTTATAGCGGGGCGCATAGTTTCAAACCACAGTTCGATCCCGGCTTTTTCATATTCTTTTCCCACGCCGTATGGAGGAGAGGTAACTGCGCTCTGGGCTTGGGCACCGTCCATCAGATGGTCGAAATCCACCTCGATGGTACTGTCGCCGCACAAAAGCCGATGCTGTCCAAGCAGCCAGATATCTCCTGTATGAGTTCGTGTTTCGCCAACAGCTTCAATGGCTTCCTTTTCTTTGTCTACGTCGAAGTCATCCTGTATAGCTTCCTTCGAGTAAAATTTATTTAGGAGTGCGTCTACTTCGTCAGCATCAAAACCTGTAAGAGATACGTCAAATGTAGATGCGTCAAACTCTGCCATGAGCGATGCCAGCTTTGCTTCGTCCCAATCGCCCTGTATTTTATTAAGTGCAAGGTTAAGTGCTTTTTCACGTTTGTCATCAAGCTCAACAATCACGCAGTCGATTTCCGTCTGCCCAAGGTCGAGTAGCACTTTCAACCGCTGGTGACCTCCAACCACGTTACCGGTGGTCTTATTCCAGATGATCGGTTCCACATAACCGAACTCCGCAATAGAGCGCTTGAGCTTTTCGTATTCCTTGTCACCCGGCTTCAGGTCTTTTCGTGGGTTATATGCAGCTGGATTGAGCTTTGCCGCGGGTATCTTTTCAATCAGCATATTTCTCAGCCGCCTTTCTTAACTCCTTATAACAATCCACGTTTTCCCACGGAAAGAGACAGGAATTGAAATGACCATATGCCGCCGTGCTTTCATATATGGCTGTACGCAAACGCAGCTTTTCAATGATAGCGGCAGGACGCAAATTAAAGACTTCTTGCACAATCAAGGTAAGCTGCTCATCTGTCAGCTTGCTTGTTCCAAATGAAGTGACCGCCACTGCCACGGGACTTGCCTTACCGATGGCATAAGAAAGAGCGACCTCGCATCTTTCAGCCAAGTCGCTCCACACAATGTTCTTCGCGATGTACCGTGCCATATATGCACCGCTGCGGTCAACCTTCGTCGGATCTTTGCCGCAAAGGGCTCCGCCGCCGTGAGACGCAAGACCACCATAAGTATCCACCATGATTTTTCGGCCGGTCAATCCTGTGTCTGCAGCGGGACCGCCTTCGACAAATCTGCCGGAGGGGTTAATGAGTATTTCGGTATCATCGTCCATTGGGAAATCCTCAAAACATTGCCACAAAACATTATTAATAATATCCGTGCGCAGCTGCTCCTGCGTTTTATTCGACTCATGCTGGACAGATATCACCACAGCTTTCACACGTTTGGGTTTACCATCTTCATATTCGACAGTAACCTGACACTTGCCGTCCGGTAGAATGCCTTTGATGAGTTTACCTTCGCGGCATTCATCAATGCGCTTGGCAATGCGATGCGAGAGCACTAGCGGCAAAGGCAAATACTCTCGCGTTTCCTTTGTTGCGTACCCGTATACTGTGCCTTGATCACCTGCGCCGACAGATCCGTAAGGATCGCATATGCCGTTTCTCGCTTCAATAGCCGTATCCACACCGGCTGCGATATCCGCACTCTGTCGATGAACGAATACGAACACAGTAAACTTCCAAGGATTATACCCGACCTCGCGCAGGACATTTCGCACGATAAACCGAATATCCACTTTTTCGCTACAGGTGATTTCGCCCGCTACGATAATTTTGCCCTTAGTCGCCATAACCTCGCAAGCTACACGAGAAGCTCTGTCCTTTCTGAGACAAGCATCCAAGATATTGTCGGCGATCAGATCGCAGAGCTTATCCGGATGCCCTTTGCATACACTTTCTGCTGTTTTGTAAGTTGTCATTTCACATTCCTCCGTTTATTATAGTGCGCCCCGACGGGCATTGAGCAACTTTTCCATTGCATCGTCTTGGGGCGTTACACCGCGATATTCTGTAGTGCAGTTTTCTCGTACCACCTGATAAATCTGGAACCAGATGTTGTTGGCCTGCTTCATGAAGTTTTGAGACATTGAAACATAGGGGGACGGAATAGCATTGCCGGTGGTGGGGTGCTTAGCAAGGAAGCCAAACTCGCTGATTGCCTGCTCGCACTGGATCCATCGTGCCACACTCTGAGCGTATTGTTCGATAAGCTGAGTAGTTACTAACTGTGCGCACCCTCGCTCCTTGAGCCATTGCCATGTATTGTTGAAAATCTCCGCCGCCAGTGTTGTGGAACCGTCTTTCTGTTTCGCGGTAAGGTAGCCTCTTGGCTTTGGCATTGATTCTCCGGTAAGCTCCGTCATGTCTGTAAAGTCCATGATGGTCAACTTTCGATTACCGGGATTGCCATCTAAAATTTTGTCGGCGAGGGCTTTCTTTTTTTGCCCTGAGCCAATTCTTGCACCGCCTCTGTTGGTGCCGTCTTTTGCCATATTCATCACACTCCTTACCGATGGGGGATATTAGCCGTTTGAAACTGCGATTTCTCACGCGAAGCCCCACGCCGCTGTCCGCTTTCAATAGTTTTAGAGATCTGACCGCCCCCACCTGTCGCCGCTCTCTGCAGTAATGCGTGAGTGACACGACTTGCACAGCGACATGAGATTACTCACATCATTTGTTCCTCCGTGACTGAGCGGGAGAATATGGTGTACCTCTTCAGCGGGGGTTAAGCGATCAGCTTTTTTACACTCCTCACATAGCGGGTGTGCCTTGATGTAACGGTCGCGTATGCGTTTCCATGCACGACCATATCTTTTGTTGGTTTCAGGCTCGCGCTGAAAATGATTATAGTGGCGCGTTGCCAGCCGTTGATGTTCCACACAATACAAACCATCCGTCAGTTTTGGACAACTGGGGTATCGACACGGTCGCTTTGGTTTCTTTGGCATAAGGTCACCTCCTTGGGCATAACAAAAGCCCCGGGGGATTTTCCCTCGAGGCTCTGTTGGATTCTGGTTTCCTAAGTATATACTATCACAAAGGAGTACATGACAAACAGTGACATTTACTGCTGAGTTTGCAAAGCTGTAATGTTTTCTATTGCTTCATCGTGAAGTCGGTATACATGGCGCACATTATAACCCATATCAACAGCTATCTGCTCCCAAGTCTTGAAGCAGAGGTAGCGCAGCTCCAGAAGCGTCTGATGCTCTGTGTTATTCACGGTTTTGATGAGCCTGACTATCTCGCGCTTCAGGTCAACGAGCCGATTGATGTCACGGTTGATTTCCGCTTGCAGGTCGATAATCTTTGCCACAGCATCGGCCATCGTTGATGTGCTACGATTTGGATTGCGAGGCATGCCCGTTAGGGTGTAGGTGCATTTCGTAGCCAGTTCATTTAGCGAAGCAATCTGCTCCAGCTTGGAATTTATACGCTGGTCGAGCCTGTATGCCTGCCCGAGATATGCTTTAACAGTCATGCCATCACCTCCGCTTTCAGCTTGGCGATGAGCATTTCCGGGTCGATGCTCGTCAGCGCCCCAAACCAGCCGGAACGGAAGAACTGTTCAATACGCCTGCGCTCATACTGCGCTGAGCGGTTATTGGGATAATGCGAAAGAGTACGCAACGCCTTGCGGTAATCTTTGACCGCCTGAAGAATGATGGCGTTAGCCAGGTTATTATAATTGTCAATCATATGTGACACGCTCCTAAACTTTATTTTTTAAAGAAGCAGTGTCGCATTGTTAGTATTGTATATGTAAAGCACGGATGCGTTGTTTTCATAATCATTGCAGGGAGCCGTTTATAACAGCTCGCACCTCGTCAACCGAACGGACGACCGCAACGGTGCCGCCACAGGCGAGGATTTTACGAATAGTCGCTTCTTGCAGTTTTGTTGTTTTGCCGACCGGTGTTTTTACTTCAAATGCGTAAAACATGCCATCAATACAGGCAATGATATCCGGAATGCCCGCTGTGCCGTATATTCCGCCATGTTCTTTCCAAGCGAAGCACTTCGGCACAGTTTTTAAATAGCGAAGGATTTTAGATACGATTTCTTTTTCAGACACATGATCCTCCTTGTAACTTATTTGCAGCTTGTAACCTCGTAACCTGAAAATATATAGGTGTGCATATATTTACACGCACACACGCGCTCGCGTATGGTGAATTGTTGCGCTCGCGTGTATACCCATAATTTTAGAAGTTACAAAGTTACAAAAGGTAAGAAAAATCAAATTGTGCTTGTATATAGCGGTTTTTGGGCGTAACTTTTCTTGTAACTTTTCCTCTTCGGGAAGTTGCGTTTTGGACTGTGAGGTTACATTTACACTGTTCATAGCGGTTCTATCTCTGTGATCTCAAAGCCGGACACATCACATCGAGCCTTCAACAGCTCATAATTGAGTGTCCAAACACGCCGATTTTCTGATCCGATGCGTTTTTGCACATTGCTTTCAAGAAAATAATCCGAGTGAGCCAGCTGCTTTTTGAATTGTGCGTAGGTCAGTGTTTCGCCGACAACGGCGTAATCCTTGCGGTATTTGGTATATTTGTCGTATACGGGGTTGAGCCGAAGCGCCAACACGGTGTCACCATCGCAGAGGGTGTATTCACTTTTTGGATCCAGCCCCATGCGCGACATGATTTCAAGCGTCTGCTCGACCACGCTTTTATTGCTCAAGCCGCCATCAAGCAAATATTCCTTTGCCGCAAATTCGATGTACTTTGTGCAGTGTTCAAGGTTATGTGGCAATGCCTCATGCCAAGTAAGACCGAGCGACTTGCATAGCTTTTCGAGCAGCCGCAGACCGGTTACCATACAGGCAAGGTTATTAACGATACGCGACGGAAGCTCCTTGCTGAAGCATCCAAGCGCTTCCTCATACCATGAATAACATTCGTTTATAGTTGTTTTCAGTGCGATATTCAATAAACTATGCCCGAAGCTACCGAGCATATCGGCACAACGGCATAACTCTTGAAAAGTCGTGCGGTATCCTACGGGTTTCAGGTCTTTCTTGGAAAACAGAAGCTCGATGCTGCGCTCCCTGATTGCAGCTTCATCTGCCGATTCCTCACCGGCGACCACAAGCGGGGCGAGAAGCTCATAACTTATAATGCTTTGGTCGGCGCGTCCGCGAATACCTTCTTGACCATCATAGCTGTTACGAAAATGGTTCAGTAGCGCATCAAGTCGATATTTGTCAATCTTTGACGGCTTGAATTCATCCAGTGCCATCGGAATGACATTAGATGATGCCGCGTCTTTCATCAGAGTGAATGCCGTCGTCTGGCCGGCTGCGATGATTTTTGCCCTTGAAAAGACGGGCATAATAACCCGCTCCAGCGTATTGCTTTTGCCGCTGCCTGCTTCGCCGATGAGCATAAGATGAGGAAACTTCACATTCTTCTTTCGCAGATGCTCTTTTATGAAACAACCACACATCCATGCTAATATTGAAGTCGTTTTTGCAGGTTCGTTGTAGGACATCAGTCTTTCACCTAATTTCTGAAGCTGGGCCGCCGTTAAAGGCTTTGCTGACAGAATACTACTGTCAATGCTACGGTACTTTTCGAGTTGAATGATGTCATCGACATCTGTACCATTTGCGTCAACCGCACCGTCCATTGAAACAAATACCATCTCTTTATCATGCTCGTAGATACCCATGGCCTTAACGCCTTTTTTTACAGGCCAGTCTAATTCGGAGATATATGCTTTTAGCAGTTCCAAATCACCATCAGAGCCGGTGTAGCTTAGAGCAATGGTGCGCTTGTTGAGCGCATTTTTGAATTTCTGCTGGTTGGCAAAATCCGTTGTCATGAAGGTCAACCGGTATGTCTCACCGCGCACGGTTACGAGGTCAGCAGTAAGTTGTGTTTCCTCATCGGCAACAATCATTTCAACCGGCATAAACACGAAGTTTGTAAGCAGATAGATGTTGTCGTTTCTCTTGCGGTAATATTGTCCCTTATACTCAAATACAGCTGCGTCACCGCCGGGAGCGTATACATCTTCAGTGATGTCGCAGGCCTTTGACAGCGTTTCTTCGCCATAGGTTGCTCCGCTGGCATGATGCCGCTTATCCCATTTTTCACGAAACAGGCCGCTTTGCCGAAAGAGCCTATCCATCTGCTCTTTGTTCTTGCCAGACCAGAACGCCAACTTGCAGCAAAGAGCCATGTCCGCTTCTGACTGACTGGCGAAGTTCTCTTGCCACTCACCTTCCCAGAGCTTCGTAAATGCCTCACCGTTTTCGGCATTCTTTGCAAGCTCTAAAAGGTCATTGTCTGTAAGCTGAACGGATGTATTCTTTTGCGTCTTTTTATTTTTTCTTTTGGTAGGACGGATATATGTTTCGTGAATCCATTTAAGCGTTCCGTTATCCTCGGCGACGGTATTAATGGCACAGTCAAGCTTATTACCTGTCATGGTGAAGTAGCGGGTATGCTCGTACATTTCCACGCCGGTCTTGGTATTCTTGTTGCCGGTACCGGGTATTTTGCCTTTATAAAAAAGATGAACGCCGGTGCCGGAGGGCGAAAACTCCATGTATGTTGGTTGTCTTGCGATGATAGCCTTGGCCGTATCGTTAAATGACTTTGTTTCGGGGTCATAACAATGATCAATGTCTACACCCACAAATTCGTCGTCACGGGAAAACATAAAGCCCACACCCGTAAAACCATAACGTTCTACTGCGTCGACGGCAGTTGCATAATCCGTCCAAGTTGCCGGGTTATTGGATGCAGCACCCTTGCCTGACACCGGGTTAAACGGCATCTTTTTATCCTTGCCGCCATCCTTATCGGGGATGAGCCGCCAGTTGACCCATTGCTTTCGCTCCATCAGCTCTTTTGGATAGGTCATATTGTTTTCACCTCACAGTCTTCCGTAAAATACCGAATCAGCATGTTGTGTTTCTTCGCTTTGCGTATTTCATAGCTCATGCCTTCGGATACGGTATCACCAAAAACCCACAACTCCTGGCATTTTCCGAGCAGGACACGCCCGAAGAAAAGACCGAGCTTACGGCTGTCCGGATCGTGCTCATCCATAAACTGCGGGTAGAGCAGATGCGGTGCGAACGGAATTGCATATTGCTCTACAGCGAAGCGACAATAGTTTTTTGTGCGCTCGGTATTTGCTTTTATATCTCCGGCGAATGGCGAACAGATGAATACGAGAGGGCGATATCCCGTACCATAGCGGCGTTTTAACTCATCGCGCAGTACCATGCGTATGGCTTGGTATGTCGTTGGGTCGTAATAACCTTCAGAATTATATTTATCTATCCACATCACGCACCCTCCATTTCAACCAGATCGCCGAAATTCGTACCGTATGCGGCCTCAGCGATGATCGGCACATCGAAATCTGTAAAGGGTTGTTCTTCCATACATGCTTTAACAAAACAGACTGCTTCATCGAGCTTGTCTGCTGGGATTTCAAACACCAGCTCATCGTGGATTTGTAAAAAAGGCTTAAGCCACGGGCGTACCTTGATGCCTTGGACTATGCGTCCCATTGCCAGCTTGATAATATCGGCGGCGGTACCTTGAATGGGGGTGTTCATGGCACAGCGTTCTGCAAAAGAGCGCTTGCCCCAGTCGGTAGAAAGGATGCCGACAATGTATCTGCGGCGGCCGAGCCATGTTTCGGCGAAACAAGTACTTGTGGCACGCTTTTTTGTTTCGTCCTGCCATTCGGTCAAGCGAGGATAGCCGTTCTTCAGGTTGTCGATGATCCCTGCACATTGTTCCTTGGACATATCGAGCCCTGCCTTGAATTTCAGCGTTTTTTGCAGCCCGCTTGGAAATAGCCCGTAAAACACACCGAAGTTGCAGTTTTTTGCGATAGTACGTCGCTCCTTGTAATGCGGTTCATTCTTATCTGCTGCTGTTTTGAACGGAATACGGAAAATGACCGAGGTCGTAGCCGCATGAATATCACCGCCGGTTCGATAGGTTTGAAGCATCCTTTCATCACGGCAATAAAAAGCACCGACGCGCAATTCTATCTGGGAAAAATCTAAAGATACAATCAAGCTGCCTTTTGGTACTGCTAGAAAACCTCGCACACCAACCGGGTCATTATCTTTGCGCGGGCAGTTTTGTAAGTTCGGGTTACGCGAGGCAAAACGTCCTGTCTCTGTACCGAGGGGCATGAGGTCGGGATGGATTCTCCCTGTCGCCGTATTGATATGTGTTAAGTACCCGTCAATGTAGGTGCTTTTGAGTTTGCCCCATTTACGGTATTCCTGTACCAGTTCAAACAGGCGAACAAGCTCCGGACGCTTGTCTCGGCAGTATTCAGTAAGCATTATCATTGTTGCATCGTCCGCTGCCTCCTGATGTTTTTCTGTTGTTTTCAGTACAGGAAGACCAAGGTCACTGAAGAGGTACCTCTTGAAAGCTGATGTGGATGCATTTGCCCCGATGTCCACGCCGCCGGTCATCTCGCCGATTTCAGCACGCAGGGCAATGAGTTTTTCCTCGGCTTCCTTTTGTCTTTTCAGCATTGTCTCCACATCCATAGGAACACCGTTATACTTCATAATCCCACAGTAAACTGAAGTCGGCGATTCGACGCGCTCAACGATTTCTCTGTGATGGGGTAGGTTTTTGGCAAACCAGTTATTGAATTTGTGATACAGGCGCAAGGTGTAGTCACTATCGGCACAAGCATAACGAAGGGTTTCTTTATCAGCTGGATCCATCTCATCAAAAAGACGTCCTGCCGTTACAGTTGCAAAATCCGGCATATCCGCACCGAATAGTGACGTCGAAAGCAGCTTCAAACCGCTGTCCGACAGGTTGCGAAACTCAAATCTACTCTTAAGCGTCAGTTGCGCTGCCGCGATGGTATCATAACAAGGCTCGCATACGACGATACCCAGTGCATACAGGAACATCGCCTCGAATGAAAGGTTGTGTGCCACCTTAACCACACTTAGATTTTCAAACAGGGCTTCTCTTAGGTATTCCACCACACCAGTGGGGTCAATGGCATTAGTTCCAACCTTATGTGAGAGGGGTATGTACACAGCGCTGTCCTCTTTGACTGAAAGGCTTATGCCAACAATGTGTGCCTTGTGCGCGTCAAGTGCCGCCTTCGACTCGTCGCGCCATTCATCATTCGGCGCTGTCTCAAAGTCGAATGCAACGATGTCCGCACCGCTGATATAATCGTGTATTTCTTTATTTGTATAGATAATGTTGTAATCCATAAATTGCTCCAATCTGCCGCTTGAGGCCGGGTAGTACATGACCACCCGACCTGCGGCTTTATGTTTTAGGCGAGCGGCTCAATAACTTCGCCTGTCTCGGGGTCAACATTTGCAGCCACATCAACGGAGGATTCGTTGTCGTAGCCGACACGAACGGAGAATGCTTTGACCTGTTCGGTAAGTCCTGAAATAAGAGCGAACTCCTCGCCCGTTAAATCGCGGTCGACTGAGAACTGCGCTTGTGAATATGCAATACCGCTGTTGTTGGTGGCCTTTTTTAGGGTGAATTTAGTGACTACCGAATTAGATTTCTTGCCTTTGGAGAGCAGCCGCATAATGTAGCGAGTAAAGTCCTTAAGCGATCCGGTCGGAAGGGAGAGGATCATCGGAAAAATCTCGCCCTCCCGGAGCAGATAAATGCGGCGACGGTTTTTACAAGCTTTCGCTCCGTTCTCTCCAGAACCGAATTTGTTAAACGGACAGCCCGCGCAATCGCCGCCGGGATTACCTACGCCGGTGATGCCGTCAAAGCTGCCGCAATCAGGGGGATTAGATCCGCCGGTGTATTTGTCCGTATAGTAGGCATACAGCGGGTGGTGATGCAGGATAACTGCCGAAAATTCCTTGACGGTTTCAGGACTGTCGGGATTTTCACCGGGAATTTCAAATACCGTCATACCGGCGGCAGGAATTTTAATGCGTTCAAAACTGCCGGATAAACCGGATAGCTCCTCGGTGAGCGCATCGTTTAAGTTAAAATCTTTCAATGCCATAAACGCACTGTTTTTGGTGGTAAGAGCTTTGTTTTCGTTGCTTTTCATGGTATTTTCATCCTTTCATTATTACGAGCCTTGCGAGTAACAAGGTTCTGGGGTACCCACTCCAAATCTTTGATTTGGCAAGTGGGTCAGGTTCTTATTTGCGGGTCGCTTTGCGGACACCCACAGTGGTTTTTTCAAATACATTGACCAGACCATTAAGCCAATCGGGTAATACATCATCGTTTTCTGATATCTGTTCTCTGACAAAAGCCGATAAGCTGTTGGCGTTGACAGTTTCGTAAATCAATCCGCCATAACCCTCGGCACGAAGTGCTTCGAACAAATCCTCTTTGCGGTCGACCATCGCTGCTGCACGTGTGGTATTGGTAAGGCAGAACATAGTGCCGGAGCGGGTGAAATTCTGCGTCTCGGTATCCGTCATTAGCTGAGCCAGTACAGCGTCGACTTCCTCCAGTTCGGCATTAATGTCCTTGAGGCTTTGCTCAATTTCCTTTTTCTCATCGCGCAGGGCTTTAAGCCTATCTGCGAGTTCAAACATTTTTTCTGAATTGTCCATAGTGAAACTCTCCTTCATTAAATAAATGGGTTGCTACCGTAGCGATAATCATCAACCAGCGTCTTGGCGAGGTTTGCCTTGTTCTTCAATGCTTTCAGCACTTTTTCGTCGACTGTACCTTGTGCAGTGAGATAGATGTAAGTACATGGCATACGCTGACCGGCGCGATGAATGCGGGCTTTGCATTGCTCGAAATTCGACATCGAGTAATCCAGAGAATAAAACACCATTGTGCTTGCCGCTGTGAGCGTGATGCCCAATCCCGCAGTCGCCACCTGTCCAACAAATATAGGTACATCGGGGTCATGCTGAAATCTTGCAACATGCTCGTCGCGGTCTTTTACACTGCCTTTGATGAGTGAATAATTGATGCGTTTTTTCTCAAGCATGGCGCAAATGGCATCCAGTTCCGGTACAAAGCGGGCGATAATGACGAGCTTGCGGTTCTCCTCCAACGCCGAATCGATGATATCCTCCAGCACGTCCAGTTTTGCTTTACTAACCTGTTCAGTAGCGCTGCTTTCATCACTGCCAATGAAACCGCCCGTAAGTTGGGACAGACGAAGGAGCTTTGTCAGTACATTTGTGATGGTGACCTCGCCGTCAGACAGCTCGGCATAACTTTCTTTGACAAGACTCTGATACAGTTTCATTGCCTTCGGCTCCAGTTCGACTTTACGGATAATGTCTGTCGTTTCCGGCAGGTCGAGGCAATCCTTTTTTGTTGCACGAAATGCAACAGAGTGCATGCGGCGAGTAAGCTCATCCTCCATGTTCTTTTTCAAAACGGGTGTGTGATTGCCGTAGCCGGTCATGAAAAAGAAGCGATTTCTGAAACTGTAAAAACTCTGTCCGAAGATACGTGGGTCGAGAAACTTGTACTGGCTGAATATGTCGATTGCCTTGTTCGTTACAGGTGTCCCCGTCAATAGCAGTCGGTATTTAGCCACTAATCCTAACCGGTGCATTGCTTTAGAAGCGGCGATATTGTGCGTCTTGATTTTGTGCCCTTCGTCGGCGATGATAAGGTCAGGCTTCCATGCTGCAAGTTCGCGTTCTAACCGCCATGCCGATTCATAGTTCACAACGACTATCTGAAGAGGCTGGCCGGTCATATGCCGGAGAGTATCGAGCTTTTTTTCGCCACTCCCCTTGAGCACAGCAAGCGTGTAATCAAAATCTGCATACGCATCATGTTCGTCTTTCCAAACGCCCGTAACTGAAAGCGGTGATACCACCAGCACCCTACGGATGCGTCCGGTATTATACAAAGCGCCTTCGACCGCTATCGTCGTGAGAGTTTTTCCGGTACCCATTTCCATGAGCAAGGCGGCACCGTACCCCGCTGGCGAATACGTGCTTCCCGGTAAAAGTCCAAGTTTCTTGCAGATAAAATTGAAAGCGTTGATCTGGTGGGCATAGGGCTTTACCTTAATTGGCATTGGCAGCATTGGTGCGTTGTCATTGTTCATTGACTTCATCACCTCCGCCGGGCAGTTCCGTAATGGATACGCACTCGACGCTGTCACCCGGCACGATAACCATCACACGGCGCTTTTCACCTAAGAAGTGCCGAAGTAGTCGCTCGCGCATTGATACACGTCGGCATCTGACGACACCGCCCTCGGTGGGCTTCTTCGAAACGCTGATTTTCAAATTGTGTTTCATTTTTTCTCCGTCCTTTCCGAGGGACGGTGTAGATGTGTCCCTCGGTATACGGAGAAAAGGCGGGTGTTTTATACACCCATTTCTAAAAATGCTTTTTAAATTTTTTCTTTGCGCTTTCGATTGATTTCCACGCAGCGTTTGGAGCGACGTCTTCGATACGGGCAATCTCATTAACCGACAAACCATCAGCAAGCATTAACAGTCGCCGTTTCTGTGTTTCCGAAAGCTTGTCCAGCGCAGTGTTGATCCGAGCGGCGTCTTCTTCGCGTATCAAATCGGTTTCGGGTGTAGTGCCTGTCGCATACTCGAGTCCCTCGTAATCGATAGCGTCGAGCGAATAGCAGTGGTAGCGCTCCTTGCGGGCGAGATTGCTCTCCTCGCGTCGTGATGCTGTTATGTAGTTGCCGATTTCCTCGTTGACTTCAACTTCTGATGTGGTTCCGTCTGCGAATTTCCATTGAATTTTCATGCGTTGTGTCCTTTCCGCCTGTGTGCGGATGAGGGCGACAAGGACACATAAAAAGTCGGTGCTTCGATGTACACCGACCGTTGCGCCTGAAAAATGGGCATGACAAGGCACGGTGGGTACATCCGAGGCTCCGAACACGGCGTTTGCCGTGCTTGGAACTTCCTATGTATCCCGCCGCCTTAATGCGCATCTCAGGCTTTGAGATTTATTTGTTCAGCAAAATGTGTTCATTTTTGCAGTTAATGCGTTTACGAAAGCAAATAAACTATTGACATTTGCGAAAATTTGTCATATAATACCTTTAGTTTGTTGCATCAGCTGTTGCAACCAGCCTTGTATTGCATTTTTCTTCAGATATGAATCATTCTGCTGACAATATAATTGTATTTGATTTTCTGTTTTCACCACGGAACGCAACGGACTGATTCGGACCGATTCGGACTATGGGCAGAGAAAGGAGAGGCACTTGTGAAGCCGGATGAATATTTCAGAATGATGTATCCCTATATTGGACAAGCAAAGCAGCCAGCAGAGTATCTAGATGACCTACTCTGTAATTTTGTCGTGGATGATGCAGACTTCGCCGGAAGCCCTCTGACTGATAAAACTCCAGATTACAAAAATCGCATATATAACGGATCGAAGCCGTTTCCAATATCACTTGCGGCACAGCTTCTCGACACAAGTGACCCTATGTGCTTTTCAGCTTATATAAATGACAGCCTTTCTAACGATCTCGCAGAAAATCTTGAAAAGGAATTAACAGAGCTTGGCATTGATATCCAAGGCGATGATGTCGCCGATAAATGCGCCAAGCTCTTTGTTTCAATTTTGACGGAAACTGCGAGGCGAACAAAAAGAAAAGACACCCCCGCTGGTGTTGCTTCATATGGGAAGCAGAAACTAACAGGGGTGCCAATAGCAACTGTATATGTAAGGGACGGAAAAATTTCAATTAACGGGCAGGTGTTTAACCTACATAAAAAAATAACTCCGCCCGAAGATATTGCCCAAGAGGAAATGCCATACATTAAGGCATTATTTGCTGCTTACGCACAAGCTACAGGTATGGCTTGTGTAACGAAAGATAATTTGTCTACACTTAACGCCAGATATCGCCGTAACTATTCGGATCAGCGTGAAAACTATTATAATGCTGTTCGGGTAGAGCGTTCAGTGCGTGAAATATTCGAGAATGGTGATGTGGAATTTGGCAAGATAAAGGAAGATGCTTACAACGGTATCATTGATGTATGTTGGAATGATTTTGATGACGGTTTTAAACGCCTATTGGCTGTTTTAAATCAGGTGTCACAGATAACGCTAACAAAATCTTTTCTCACGCAAATTAAAGATCTAATAAACAACAGCGAAAAGAAAGGCATTTGCCATATGCTGGTGAATGACGGGAAAATCCAGTGGGTGTTTGACGATGACTGAACTGTTTAACACCCCGTTCGAAACTTCACTCCGCGTTCTTCTGACCCTACGCGTATTTGGAGAAGCTATGACGCTGGACAAAATTGCTGCCGCTGATTTTATGACGATTTATGCTCGTGATTTTAGCCTTGCTGCGTACAACCTGAATGGTGACAACAGCTTAAGTTTTAGTGAAGTAGCGTCAAAGAGAGTACTTGTTGGCAAGGCAATTAAGCAGCTTGTACTTAATAGGCTCGTATCGGCAGTGCAAAACCGAAGCGGCTTTACATACGAAATAACAGCACAAGGAGCGCATATATGTGACGAGCTGACTTCCGACTATACCGATGAGTATATTGTTATGTCTCAAGCGGTTTGCAAGTATATTGAAGGCAAGTCAGAAGTTGAAATTCTCGCAGAAATTAATAAAAGAGCACTTAGCGGAAAGGAGGAGTGAACATGGCAGATTATTATATAAAAAAGCTGATAGTCAAGGGTGCCAATAAAAATGATGCTGTTGCGGAGTTTGACAGAGGGCTTACGATTATATCGGGTCCTTCAAACACAGGAAAAACTACCATCCTTCGTTGCATCGATTATATTTTTGGCAGTGATAATCTTCCGTTTGCGGGTGCCACGGGTTATGATACTATTATGCTTTTTGTCAGCACAGAAGATGGCTCGATTCAATTTACGCGCAAACTGGAATCAAACAAAATCGATGTAGTTAGTTCTGACGATAGAATCGAAAGTGGTACTTATAAAGCCAGAAACGCGACAAAAACTATGGAATCTATCAGCAAGGTTTGGCTTGCTTTAATTGGTATAGAGGATGAACATGACATAATTGCCAACGAAAATTTTAGACCACAACATCTGACATGGCGCACCTTCCTGCCCGTCATCCTAATAAAGGAACGTCAGATAGAACGAGAGAGTTCTATCCTTATGCCAGAAGGCGGTGCAAAAAGCATACAGGGGCGCACAGCTTTCCTCTCATCTTTATTGTTTTTGATATACGGAAACGACTTCTCCAATTTTGATGAGCGCGAAAGCAAAAAAGAACGAGCTATACGAAAAGCAGCAGTAGAAAAGTATATCAATAAAGAGCTTTCCGGAGTTGCAGACCGAAAACAAAGTATCCTTGATATGATTGGTACATTTGACGGGTTGGACGTCCAAAAAGAAATTGATAGTGCAGTTCAGGCATTATCGGATATCGAAGAAAAAATAACAGTCGCGATGTCAAACAGCCAGTCGTTACTCAACAGCATGCTAGCGAAGAAAGAGCGTTTGACAGAATGCCAAATGCTTATATCACGCTACGCCGCACTAAAAACGCAGTACAGCGCAGACATAAAACGGCTTTCATTTATCGTTGACGGCGAAACCGTTATGAAACATGTGTCGCATGACTCTACCTGCCCGTTTTGTAATGGGAAAATCCCGACGCAGAATAACAAATCTTACATTGAGGCTGCCCGCTCCGAGCTTTCAAGGATAGTTGCTCAATATAACGACCTTGTTGGTGCAGAAGAAGATATCAAACAACAAATACAGGAATTACAAACAGAGATTTTGCTGCTGACAGAACAGAAAAGTAGCGTGGAAGATCTGATAACAAAAGATCTACAGCCACAAGCCAGAGCTCTTTCTGAGACCATTGATGCTTATCGCGTATATATACAGTTAAACTATGAGCTCGATGTAATACACCGCCTCGCTGATGGATGGTATAGCGACCTGCGTGATATGCAGAACGAAGATGTATCCGAAATTAAATATAAGCCAATGGACAAGTTTGATGACCGATTTTGGGAAGGGATGAATAATGCACTTATTGAAATATTGACGGAGTGCAAGTACACGCCTCTTATCTCAGCACGATTCTCAAAGAGCTCTTTCGACTTAGAAATCAACGGACAAGCAAAAGCTCTAACGCAAGGTAAAGGTTACTGCTCCATTTTAAATACAATTGTGGTTATGGCATTTCGCAAATTCATGTTGGAAAATGCCGTTTACAATCCCGGGCTATGTATTGTTGACACGCCGCTACATGGAATTGATGAGGGAACAAAGAATGAAACATCGGAAAGTGTACAAACCGCTTTGTTTCAGTACTTCATCAATAGCCGAGAAATGGGACAGCTGATAATCGTGGAAAATGAGCGGACGCTACCTAATCTCGATTATAATCAGAACGGTGTAAGACAAATCATCTTCACAGGCATTGTCGGTGAAGATCAGTGTGGTTTTTTGCATGATTGCAAATTTGATATACCACAATCCCCAAAAGAGTGATATGAGGTGATATCGTGCATTTTAGTTACAATAACTTATGGAAGTTATTAATCGACAAAAATATGAACAAGCAGGATTTGCGAAAAATGACAGGTATCAGTTCCGCTTCAATTGCCAAGCTGGGCAAAGGCGAGAATGTAAATACTGAAGTGCTCCTGCGTATATGTAAAGCATTGAAATGTGATATATCCGATATAATGGAATTCGTCCCTGGT